GAGATGAGTCCCATGGGCATGGGCTTCGTCAGCATGAGCGCCCCGATGAAAGAGCTATACCGCTTGGTCCTTGAGGGCAAAATCAATCACGAGGGCGATCCTGTCCTCAGGTGGATGGTGGGCAACGTAAGCGTGGCCTACGACCCGGCCCTAAACATGAAACCCGACAAGGCGAGGAGCGGAGACAAAATTGACGGCGTAGTGGCACTGGTCTGTGCCATCGGAGAGGCTATGACGTATGAACATGACGACAACACACTTCCTGATGATTTCAACATACGATTCATATGAAACCCAAGCGCACATGCGAGGAGGAGCTGGCCCTCGCTAAAAAGCTCAGCAGCCCCGAAGGATTCCTGGCGGAGTACCAGAGTCGCTTGTATAAGTTCGAGCGCAACATCGATGCGTACTACAGCGTCGAGGATGACTTCGAGCGTATCTTCGGACGGACGAGGTATAGTTGCTACCAGAGCTTCCACACCATCATGCGTCGCCTCATCAAGAGTCGAACAAAGTAGTACAAACCATAGTGTATATGGGTTATCATTGCGAACATGGCTGAAAACCGCACTGGCCTCCTAGGCCGCATCCGTAAGGCATTTAGCCAACCTACTGAGACGGAAGAGCGTTCATTTGCCAACGTGCATATGGGAGCGAGCTTTCCCTTTGTGCCGACTACGACAGGCTTCTCACTTAGTGAGGACGGAGCGTTAGCGGTTAGCGCAGTTTACGCATGCGTCAACAAGATTAGTAGCACCATTGCGAGCATGGACCTCCATCTCTACGAGAAGGACGAGGATGGCAAGCGTATGGTGGATGCACACCCCAGCCTGTACTTGTTGGACCAAGCACCCAACGAGTACTTCAACCCGTTTCAATTCTTCCAGCACTTGGTCAGCGATGCCCTCATCCACGGATGCGGTTACGCTGAAATCAAGCGCAATCAAGCGGGCGACCCCATCAGCTTGGAGATGATCTCTCCTACCAAGGTCCGCATGAAGACCGTGGACGGCCGACGCATGTACATCCACGATGACTACAGCGACGCCTTCTACAGCGACGACCTGTTGGTCATCGAATGCTTCCGTGGCCTCTCGCCCATCCGCGAGCACATGGAGAACATCACCTTGGGCTATGCCGCACAGATGTACGGCAGCAGCTTCTTTGGTAGTGGTGGGAACATGAGCGGTGTCTTGCACACCGACAAGATCCTCACGGAGGAGCAGTACAACAGACTCATGCAGACTTGGGACGCTAAGTATCACGGGATGAACGCAGCGCACAGCACCGCAGTGCTGGAGGCTGGTCTGCGTTACGAGCGTGTAGGTATCCCGCCCGACCAGTGTCAGTTCCTTGAGACCCGTAAGTATCAGGTCGAAGAGGTCTGCCGCATCTTCAACGTTCCCACATCCATGGTTCAGATGGATGCCAACGTCAAGTACAGCAACCAAGAGCAGCAAGACCTGTTCTTTGCTAAGCACACAATTGCTCCTTGGCTTCGCAACATCGAGCAAGAACTCAACAGGAAGTTGTTGAAAGGTACTGAGCGCAACAAGCGCATGTTCAAGTTCAACATGATGAGCCTGATGCGTGGCGACATGCAAGCCCGAGCGAACTACTACCAGACTCTCTTGTCTAGTGGCGTCTTCTCAATCAATGAGGTCAGGGCCATGGAGGACAAGAACAAGGTGGACCAGGGTGACCAGCACCTCGTCCAAGTCAACCAAATCCCACTTGACAGCATGGCTGCCTACGCAGCAAGCATCACGGGATCGAACAACGCAGGTAGCGATGGCTGACACCTATGGTGGATACCCTAAGGCTGCCCGTGCGGCTGCCCGTCGCGCTCTGAAGCACAAGGCTGACAAGGGCACGAGCTGTGGAACGAGCGTGGGGTGGGAACGCGCAAATCAGATTGCGTCTGGCGAGAAGCTCAGCCTGTCTACGATTAAGCGCACCTTCAGCTTCCTGTCACGCGCTAGCGTCTACAACCAAGGCAAGTTCTACGACGAGGATGGCAAGGAGATTTGTGGCAGCATCATGTACGCCGCATGGGGTGGGACTAGCATGCGCAACTGGTGCTCAGGTATCATTAAGAAATCAGAAAAAAAGAGCGACACTATGAACGACTTCGAAAGACGTTGCGGGGACATCCAGTTCCGCGACGAAGACGAGGGCCGCGTTGTAACTGGGTACGCTGCTGTGTTTGACGAATCCACTCGCATTGGCGAGGTGGACGAGGTCATCAGCCGCGACGCCTTCAGCGACAGCCTCAATGACGATGTGGTGGCTTTGTTCAACCACGATATGAATATGGTCCTCGCCCGCAGCACGGGTGGTGAGGGCACTCTCCGTATGGAGATCGATGAGAAGGGCCTCAAGTACACCTTCCGTCTTGGCAATCAAACGTATGCCCGCGACTTGGAGGAATCCATCGCTCGTGGCGACATCAAGGGAAGCAGCTTTGCTTTCACCGTGCGGGAGGATCAGTACGAGCGCCAAGACAATGGCCGCTACCTCCGTCGCATTGAGAAGATTGGACGTCTCATCGACGTATCCGTGGTCTCAGTGCCCGCGTACCCACAGACCTCTGTGGCCATGCGCGACATGATTGGTGCTCTTGAGGCACAATCGCAAGAAGAAATTCCAACCTCTAAGGCTCATCTCGTGAAGCTGGCTGAGGCACAATTGTCCATTCACAAACTAAAATCCTAACAGGATGAAAAACTCTCTCTCTCTCAAGGAGGAGCGCAGTGCCAAAGTCTCAGAACTTGAGGCGCTCGTTCAGGGTGCAAAGGCCGCTGACCGCGACTTCACCCAAGACGAGGAGTTGCGTCAAGCAACCCTCAATGATGATATTGCCGACCTCGACGGCAAGATTGCTAACGCGGAAAAGACTGAGGCTATCTTGGCCCGCAACGCAGCCATGACGGCTAGCGAGACTGCTGAGGACCGCGACATCGCCAAGGTGCAGCGCAGCTACAGCTTCGGTAAGGCCATCCAAGAGGCAGCAAGCTCTAAGGGCTTGACGGGCTTGGAAGCAGAGATGCACCAAGAGGCACGCAACCAAGCTAAGAACGCTGGTGTGGCCACTACTGGTAACCTCCAGATCCCCATCTTCGAGCAGCGTGCTAACGTTGTCGGAGCGGCTGCTTCTGTCGCTGGTACAGAGCAGCTCAACACCTTGGCTGCCCTCGTACCTAAGCCTCTCATCGAGTCTTTGGGTGCTCAGCGCATCACAGGTGTGTCAGGCGACATCAAGTTCCCTAAGCTGAACGCTGCCGCCACCTTGCAATCTGACGAGGCTACTACAGCTACCGAGTCTGCTGGCTTCGACACTGCTGTGACTATGTCTCCCGAGCGTGTTGGTGCTCGCCTCGACGTCTCTAACCAGACGTTGGCTCAGCTCAACGGAAGCTTGGAGGCTGTCTTGGCTGGTCAGATTGCCAACGAGATTGGCTCTGCTGTGGACCGCATGTTCTTCTCAGAGGTCATCGGAGCTATCGCAAACGGCGCTACGGCGGACACCGCTGCTGCGCTGCCTACATACGCTGAATTGACAGCCTTGGAAGGCGTCGTGGGTGATGCTCACGCTTTGGGCAACAACTGCGCCTACGTCACCACTCCTGGTATGCGCGCCCTCTTGGCGGGTCAGGGTAAGTTTGGTGATGGCTCAGGTCAGGCGTTTATCGAGAACGGCCAGTTGTACGGATACAACGTCGCTGCCACTAACATCGGCGAGTTGAGCAACGCTACCGCTGAGGTTGTGGCCTTGGTGTTCGGTGAGTTCTCTCACGCAGCCGTTTGCTACTGGAATGGTTTGGATCTCTTGATTGATCCTTACACCGAATCGCCTAAGGGCATCACGCGGATGGTGGCCCAAGTGTACGCTCAGGCCAAGCCTATGTACGCAGGTGCATTCACGCACATCTTGCTTGACGACGACTTTGCAGCGTAATAGCTGACTGAATAAACACGAAAGGGGGAGGGAATGTCCCTCCCCTTTTTTTCTCTCAAAACACCACGCTTATGGATTTCTATGACAGCCAGCAATTAGGAGGTTTCAGCAATTGGATTACGACGGCTGAGGCTAAGGCGCATCTGCGCGTGGATTTCGATGACGATGACACGTACATTGCAGAGTTGGCAACCTGCGCCCTTGAAGCGTGTGAGAAGATTGTGGGGTACAGCCACGGGGCGTTCAATCACATAGGGTACAGCGATACGTTTGACCGGGTTATCCATTTTCGCCAGCATGGTTTGACCAGCACCCCTACGGTGCAATACAAGAACGAAGAGGGAACACTTGTCACGGTAGATTCTTCAAACTACAGAGCGACATCCAGAAGTTACCCCGCAAAGATTGTCTTTGCCGACAGCTTTAACCTCACCAATACCAAGCACGACCCCGAGTTTCTACAGGTATCGTGGTCTAGCCAGATTACCACGGTAGACCCCATGGTCAAGCGGGCGGGCCTTATGATTATTGGTCATTTGTACGAGATGCGTCAGGACGTCGGCTACAGCCGTGTCTTTGAAGTTCCGATGAACAGCAAGTACTTGCTTGAAAAGTGCCGTAAACAATCATTCGCATGAATCTGAACCTCGGCCGCTTCGACAGGCAGATCAAGATATACAGACCAGTGACTGGTGGTAACGATGTGTTCAACGAACCTAACAATCGTTACAGCCTTCACCTGACGTGCTTCGCTTTCCGCAGAGACATTGAGTGGTCCACCATTGGGGAAGAGGTACACGGCAAGCAATTGGTAGTAGAAGCCCGCACGGAGTTCTACATCAAGGGTTGGCGTGACACCTTCCATGAGACAGCCATCGTGCTGTACAATGGTCAGTACTACGAGATCACACGTATCGACGAGATGGAGCGTCGTCGCTACACGCGTATCCTCTGCCTCCGTCGTGACAACTGGACACCATCAATCGTATGAGTAAGTTAGCGAGTGGGACATATGGAGTGTCGATGAAGTTCGACACCACTGCGTTTAAGAAGTTTGCAGCCGACTTGAAGAAGCTGGACCTCAAGGACCGAAAGAACTACATGCAACAGGCGTGCCGCCATGCTGCTGTACCCGTTCGTGATGCCATGAAGATGCATGCGCCCAAAGGCGACAGAGGCAAGCTCAAGAACAGCATCGACATCACACCACTTGCCGCCACGGGTCTCGGCTCTTTCTACGGTGTCCGTGTTGGGCCTATCATCCGAGGCCGCAGCAAGAAGAAGGTCAACATCGCACACTTGGTCGAGCTTGGCACAACTAAGAAGGTCAAGCGTCCCCGTAAAGGCAAGAACCGCTTTGTCTTCGACAGCCGCAAGAACCCAGGGCAGAAGGTGGTCACCCCGCGTATCTTCCATGGCCGCAAGGCAGACAGCTACGTGGCCAAGGCTAAGAGGGGTAAGGAGAGCGTAGTCAAGGCAAGGCTGGAGGATAAGATGAAGACGCTCCTACAGACTAAAATCGCGAAAGCAATCAAAAAGAAGTACTCATGATTCACGTTGTTATGAAGCGGCTTCTGGATAACCCTAGGGTCACCAACTTAGTGCCAAGTGACAACATCACGGCCGTCAAGGGTGAGCAGAGGATTGAGCGTCCACACATCATCGTGGACCTGCTCAGCACAGACCTCGACCGCACGAAAGAAGGTATGGTATTCGAGACCTACAACATCGAGGTCATGATCAGCCACACAAGCATGTTGTCGGCATGGCAAATCCACGAGGAATGCCGCTTGACTCTTGACAACTACAGCAAGTCCAACTTCTTGGTGGGTACTCTTGGACCTTACGACGTCAAAATCATTCGCCTTGCTGACATCAGCACGGATGCTCATGAGCTTGACGACTTCTACATGATCAGAACAATCTACGCTTTGGAGATGGACAGTTGGTCTGGCAACGGATAATGCAACCAAGTTTGTCACCTTAGCCCTTAATAAATCGAACTTTCTCTTTCAATCTAAAAACTTTAAGCTATGGCAGCAACAACTGGTAGCGTACAAGGCAATATCGTTGGCCTCTACGTCAATAGCACAACATCTCCCGCAGTAAACGCAGGAGGGTCATGGGCACCTGGTGACGCAAACTGGGATCTCATTGGCGCATCAACGAGCGCATCATTTAGCATCAGCAATGCTTCTTACGAGACAAACTTCAAGACCACTAGTGCTGGTGCAGAAGGCGTAGGCAGCAGCAAGCGTTCCTATGGTATCGGGGCACAGAGCGGTTCTCTCTCTATCGAGGGCGTCGTGGCCATGGATGCCTCTTACGGCCTTGAGTACCTCACAGGCTTGGCAATCAACAAGACCAAGGTTGCTGTCGTATGGGGCACTAACAATGGCGACGATATGCAGCTCACAGGCACAGGGTTTGTGACAAGCATCGAAGCAAGCGCAGGGGTGAACGATTTCACCACGTTCTCCTGCACTATCGAATTGGATGGTGATGCAGCAAAAATTGACGCAGCGTAATCATGGCTACTACAGGATCAGTACAGGGTAATATCGTCGGGTTGTACATCGACGATGCCAACGCAGATGTAGATGGATCAAACTTCATCGTAAGCGGAACGCCAGACACCATCAACTCGGCTTACCACCTTGTCGGTGCAAGCACCAACGCAAGCATCAGCATCAGCAACGCCTCTTATGAGACGGTGTTTAAGACAACCGATATTGGCGCGGAAGGTGTGGGCAGCAGCGCACGTAGCTACGGCATCGGTGCTCAGAGCGCAAGCATGAGCATTGAAGGTGTGGTGGCTATGGACGCCTCTTACAACCTTGAGTTCTTGGCGGGCTTGGCCATCGATAAGACTAAGGTCACGGTGGTGTGGGCAACCAATGACACGGCTGACTACGCTTTGGCTGGCTCAGGGTTCGTCACCTCTTTGGAGGCAAGCGCGGGTGTGAATGACTTCACTACCTTTAGCTGCACCATCGAGATTGACGGAGACGTATCTGAGATTAACGCAGCGTAAGAGATGGCGACTACTGCTGGATCGGTTAAGGGCAACAATTTCGGGGTCTACATAGACAACGACGTCAGTGAAACTGATGAAACCACTATGGGGAATTGGACCACCTTTGAACCATTTGTCAATCACCCTGCTGGTGGTGGCGGCTTGGACATCTTCAACTTCACACCAGTAGCCTACAGCAGTAATGCCACTCTCAGCATCAACACGGAAGTACGCAAGTACATTCAGCCTGTCATCAAGGCTGACCGCACAGAGAATAAGAGAACAGGAGTGACCAGTGCCTCGATTTCGGTCGAAGGCCTGGTTGCTCTTGATCACGATAACTACGACTTAGAATCGCTTGTCGGTGAACTCATCGGTAAGCGAAAACTAATCGTAGCTTGGTCTACTGACAACTACGACGACTATGCTGTCTTCGGCTTTGCTCGTCTTTTGTCTATCGAGGCCAACGCGCCTGTGAACGGCTTTGTCGATTACTCCGCAAGGTTTGATATCCAAGGTAAACTCTTGGAATTCATTCCGTAATTGATAAAGCTTATATTGTGGCGTAAATACATTCACCATGAATACGTTGTCAGGTCAATTCGAGATTTCCTTCAAGGGAAAGAAGTACAAGTGTCACCTCAGCATGAATGCATTCCGCTTGGTATGCGAGGCTGAGAATTTGACTATCACTCAGATGGACGAGTGGATTAAGCGCGATCCCATCGCTGCTGTGCCACGCCTCATCTACTACGGGATGGTCAACGCCCTGCACTACGCGGGCGACACCGACACGGTGCTTCCGAACTTCAACCAGTTTGCGGCACACATGTTCGAGGACGAGAACACCATCGCTGAGTACGCCACTTTGATTAGTGTCGCCATGGGTGGTGAAGAGCCAGTCGAACCCTCTGAAGCCGAGGAGTTGGGAAACGCGAAAAAGACCAAGACCCAGTAACATGGCAGGGCCTCTACCACGGAGGCTTATCCATGGGGCTACGGCCCGCTGAGTTTTGGTCTATGACCTTTTGGGAGTACACAACTTTCAGCAATAGTATTAAGGAAGAGCAATCAAGATTGTGGTGGCACACGTCAAGCCTTTTGTGCATGCAAGCCAACCTCAATCGGGATAGCAAGAAGAGACCTACGCCATATAAGCCTCAAGACTTCCATCCTTATTCGGATGGTGTCGAACAACAAAAAGATCTTCGCCCTACGGAAGCAAACATCGATTGGTTGCAGAAGATGGGTCAAAAACTGAGCAATGGCTGATTCTAAACTTTCCTTACAGATAGCCCTGGACCACGAGCGGTTCAGTAAGGGCCTAAGCAACGTCGCTAAACGTACAGCCCGTGCTGGTCGCATGATGAGCGACATCGGCAAAAAGATGTCGATAGGCTTGAGCTTGCCATTGGCCTTAATTGGTCGTCGTGTAGCAGAGACAGCCACTGAGTTCGAATACCAAATGGCTCGTGTTGCCGCTATCAGCGGGTCGGCTGCTGGAGAGTTGGAGCGTCTAACCGAAAAGGCCGAGGAGCTTGGTAGTAAGACCATCTTCACGGCACGCAGTGTAGGTCAACTGCAAGAGGAATTTGCAAAGCTAGGCTTCAGCGCAGGGGAGATTAACCAAGTCACAGAGTCTACGCTCAGTTTGGCTCAGGTGACGGGTGCTTCTCTGCCTCGTGCCGCTGAGATTTCAGGTGCTGCGTTGCGCACCTTTGGTCTAGAGGCTGGCCAGATTGAGCGGGTTAACGACGTTGTGGCCGTGGCCATTAGCCGTTCTGCCTTGGATTTCGAGGCGTTTGCAGAGACTATGAAGTACGCGGGTAGCCAAGCGGCTGTCAGCGGGATCAGTATGGAGCAGCTCAGTGCGGCAATGGGTGTCTTGGCCAACACAGGTGTAAAGGGTTCTATCGCTGGTACGCGTCTCCGCATGATCTTCGCCAAGCTTGCTCAGGAGGGTGGCGATGTAGAGAAGGAATTCCTTAACATCATCAACGGCACGATGACAATGACCGAGGCCATAGATCGCTTCGGTATCCGCGCTGCAACGGCAATCCCTGTCTTGCAGGAGAACCGTGATGAATTCCACAAGCTGTTCACTGAATTAAGAAACAGCGCGGGCACTCTTGACATCATGCAGGAGAAAATGGACGACACGTCCTTTGCTGTACAGAAGAAGCTGACTAGTGCCCTTGAGAACCTGAGCATCCAGATTGGTAAGGCTCTCTTACCTATCATGAACTTCTTCTTGGAGATTCTGATTGCTATCACTAACGGATTCGCCAAGCTACCAGCCTTTGTGCAAGGCATCATAGTTGTCTTTGGGGCTTTAGTTACCGTGATTGGCCCTGTATTAGTTGCGTTGGGTGCTGTCTTGACCATTTGGTCTCAATTGACCATTTTAGCTCCTGCCTTGGCCACAGCTATTTCAGGATCGCTTGTTCCTGCCCTTGGCGCTATTCTCGCTGTCTCTGTGGTCGTATCCTTCCTTATGGGTCTTGAAAGAGGCATGAAAGAGGTCTCTACGCAAGCGGAACGCATGGCACGAGCCAACGAGACCGCAGCCACGTCTATTGCTAAGCAGACTGCGCCTGTCAAAACCCTGATTGCGGCTTACAAGAACGAGAATCACACATTGGAGGAGAGGCAAGGCATCCTCAAGAAACTCAATGAGTTAGCCCCAGACTACTTTGGCAACCTTGATGCTGAGACTACGTCTGTACAAAACCTTACCGACAAGTACAACGACTTTGCAAAGTCAGTTGCGAATGTAGCTAAGGCCCGCGCTCTTCAAGGCGAACTACAGCGAGTTGAGGCAGAGCGTCTACAGGCTATTGGAGAACAGATTGAGGCTCAGCAAAAGCTTGAAGACATTCAGAGAAGGCAAGCGGCAGGTGAGCCAGGCTTTGCTAAGTTTACAGCACTTAAGAGTGGCGCCTTGATTGACCCGCAAAGTGAGGAGAAGGCAGACTTGAATGTCATCATCCGTGAGAGACAGAAAGACATCGATAACCTAGAATCTCAACAACAGGCGTTCATCGAGATGTTGAACAGCCCCGAATACAAGAAAGCCTTGGAGGCTTTGTTTGGGACTGGCAGTGATGACGGCACGGGCACTCCTGGCCCCATGACCTTCATTGAAGAGATGGAGCGCGACTTGGCCCGCTTGGAGCGGTTCACATCCCTTATGCAGAGCGGTCCTCGCCAAGCTACACGCGAAGACCCCATCACCTACAAAGCTGAAAGGCTCAAAATCCTGAACAAGGCCCTCAAGGAGTTTAGCGAGATTGACGACCCCGAGGTGCGCGCCAAGTTTGCCGAGGACATCGCACGCATCCAGCAGGAGATTGCAGCCCTTGGGCCAGAGGTCAAGACACTGAAGGATCAGGAAAGCGCCTTTGACGAATACACCAATGCTCTCGTTCGCTTTGGGGAGGGACAGGCATCTATCGACCTGAAGAAGGGTTTGGGCTTGTTTGCAGATGAGGGTGAGGTGCTCACTGCTCAAATCAGCAATCAGATTCAGCTTGTCAACTTCTTGGCCGATGCCTTGGGACTTGAGAATCAAATGTATCAGGACCAAGCCGCCATCCTTGCGGACCTCATCGCGAAGAAGAAGGAATTCAACAACACGCAGAAGGAAACTGCTGAGAGTGCTGAAGTAGAGAAGGATGCGCTCCGCGCTATTGCCGACATCTCTTTCGGTATCGGACAGAACCTAGGCGAGGCCGCAGACGCAAGCAAGACGTTTGGTCAGTCGGCCATGGCCGCGTTCAAGGACGCAGCCAAGCAAGCCGCTCGGTACGCCTATATGCGGTACTTGGCCTCAGTCATGGAGGATGAGACCATGCCTTCAGCAATCGGTAAGTTGGTCCTTGCCAGCACAGGCCTCGGTGTCCTCACGGGCCTCGTCAACAGCATCCCCGCCTTGGCCGAGGGAGGTATCACCAACGGACCGATGCTCGCGATGATTGGTGACAACCGCAGCGGAAAGGAAGCTGTGATCCCGCTGGAGAAGCTCCCAAGCCTTATGAGCAAGATGGGAGGCAACAAGGAGATGGAACTCAGCACACGCCTCGATGGCCAGGACTTGGTCTTGGCTACCCGCCAGGCC